GGGATTGGCTCTGTAGCTTTTTTCAAGAGGGCAGTATATCTCCGCTCTATCTGCTCTTTGTCGATCTCACATTTGCTTTTTAGTTCAGAATAGAGGTTTGTGTATTTGATGAGGTTCTCTTGTGTGGCTTGAAGTTCTGCTTTACACGTTGCAAGTGTTTTCACAGTCTGGAAGTGTGTTTTGCGTTCATAAAACCAAGCACCAAACAACATCAAACTTGCTATTAAGCTTACAAAGAACAAAGCTTTAAACATATTTGATTTCTATCCTCCTTAACTCTTCTAAAGTTTTTGTATTTCTTATCGCCTGCTTCATCTGTTTACTCCACTGTCTAATAGCCTCTCTTTCTTGAAGTTGTTTTGCGTATTTCCGTTTAAGTCTTTCTACTTTAACTACATCACCTCTAACCTGTGCTTCCGCTATTCTTACTACCACATAATCAGTTGGTTTAAGCAAGGTAGCTACATACTTTTTCAATTCTGCAAGCTTCCTCTCTTTCTCCTCTGCGAGTTTCTCCGCTTCTGTTTTTACTCTGATTTGTCCGTTATCAAGAATAACATCATCTGGACTTTCTACTTCAAATTCAACATATTCAACATTTGGAGGCACTACTTCTCGCAAAACAGCACAGCAAAGAGTTTTAAGGTCTGGGTGAATATAAGCCCATACCTTCATTACACTAACCTCCTGACTAAGATGTAACCTGAAGTTGGTTGTGGAAATGTTATTGTTCCAAGGGAAGTCCAAGCTGTAATGGTATCACGCCAGTTTGTGCTATAAATAATTATTGCTGGATACCCTTCAGATACTCCATAAATATCCTGAAATCCTCTTATATTTTTATACTGTGTGTAATTTGTTATGTAAAAAACCGCATTCGTAAAAGCCCAACCAATTCTAAAAGATGAGTATGTAAAATACCCGCTTAAACCTCCAGTTGAAACCCGTAATAACTGGGCATAAACAAAAGCGTTGTTATAAGTTGTATTGTTTGGATTTAAAAAGATACCACTATATATCGCTCCTGATGTTCCTCCTGTATTACTACAAATCAAATGACACTCATAATAAGTCCCACTTTGCGTTGTAATTCTCAAGGGCACACTTGTTCTGTTTGTAAATCTAATTATCGCTTCCTCTCCAACTTTTAGTTCATAATCACTCGTTGCATTAGATAAATCAACTCTACGAAATGTATAAACATCACTCTTTATGTAAGTGCTACTCAAATCCAAGATCCCGTCTCCATTGAGAGGCACAAGCGTAAATGGTGCTGGTGTAAGACTTGCACGGAAACCGTTTAGGGTTTCTGCGTTTGTGGGGTTTGTGAGGTTTGTGAGGGGGCTTCTTGAAAGATATAGTCTCATCATTCCACCTCCAGCACTCTGATTTCTTTGTTGTTTGCATACACGTAAACTTCAAAGCCGGGCAAGAAGTTAAAAGAGATGCTGTCTCCCGGAGAAAGCTTAAAACCGTTTGTGTTGTCTACTGTGCTGTTTCCGATATAGACATCGCCGTTTGACGTGTTCTGAATAATCACCCATCTCGCTTTTGGGTCAAGGTCTATTCTCACTCTGTTGTTTACAGTTATAGCCCTTGTTCTTATTATTCTTCTCAAAGTTTCTTGACTGAGTGGTCTATACTCGTAGCTCATAGTAGCCTCCTTTTTGCTTGTGCTCTTATTAATGCGAACAAGTAGATGTCGTTATTTGCATACTCAACAGAGAAGTCTGTCAGCGGTAGCTTGCTGTAAATCTTCTGCAAAATTGCATCCACTTCAGACTGAAACTCGTCAAACTGAGAAAGCTTCTTTTTGTGTGCTACGATGATGATAAAGCTTGAGATTGTACCGTTTCTGTCTATTTGCTCTCTCTCAAGAAACACACTCATAAGCTTTTGCACATCTGCACGCAGTTCCTCTGGGTTTTTGTATCCAAGGATGTGGAAGTAGTCTGGGAAAAGCTTCTTTAATTCACTGTGTAAGTCCGAAAGCCTCATGCCCTCTTCACCTCAAAAGATTTTGGTGCGGTTCCTGTTGTGGTCATTGTCTGTGCGTTGAAAAGTTTCTCTAGTTCGTTTTGCATTTTCAAATACATGTCGGACTTCTCGTAGTATTTGCTGTCTTCCGACTGCGCTAATCTCAGATACAGTCTTCTGAGTGCTACGATTTTTGCGTATTCTTTTGCCCATTCAAGTCCAGCGTGGTTAAGGTCTTCAGGCTGGACACCGAATAGGGCTAATATTCTTTCTGTGTATATATTTGCAAAGCTTATATCAGTATCACTTGGGCTTATAGGTTCATCTACAAAGTCTGCGTTTGTGATAAATACGAAACTCATATCACTCCCTCCAAACCTTTCATAAACTCTACAGCCACCTTCCGTGCCCTATCCTGCAAGTTTGCAAAGAAGAACGGATAGGGCTTGCTGCCCGGGTGATTGACTTTCTTTCTGAAGATGTAGCCCTCAAGAGTGGGAATTTTCAAGGCTTTTCTGTGCTTTGGGAGTATAACATGTGGTTTCGTTCCAAACTCCACGAACTTTGCGTAGTCCGCTTGTGCTATGATGCGTGCGGAGTTCTCGGTTGCCATATACCAAGTTATAGACCTCTGTAAATTGCCCGTGTGTGGCTTAAACGCCCGCCCTGCATCTATCCAGTCATGAATATCTCTCACATAAGTTTCCGCCGCTATCATAACCGCCCTCCTAAGGCTTTTTTTTGCTGTGTCTTGTTGAAGTATCTGCGGTAGCTTCTTTATTTTCAGTTCTATCTTCATCTTCAAGCACCTCAATCTGACTTGGGATCCTTACCCTTTTCATATTAGTTAGCGACGTTGATTATCTTAGCTACATCCCACTTGTTCTTGCTTGCCATAGAGACATACCACTTCAGTCTCCATTTCCTCGCATCCTTGTTTTCAAGTCTCCCCACTTCTTCTATTACCACGCCAGCGTTGTCCCCCATGTAAACTCCGTGGACTGCTGTCTGTCCGAGCCTGACCGCATACACAGAGGTTAGACCGCTTGTAGTAATGGGGATGTACTCATTTCTGAGGATTGGAATACCGTTGTAAGCCAAAACAGGTTTCCCGAAATTGGAAAGCATTACTTGTTCAGGAGTGACGTAAAGGGTTCTGAGCAGTGCTTTTATGGAGAGATAGGTTCTCGGATGCACTATGATTGCGGTGGGTTCTGCTCCCTTAGGAAACTTGTCAAGCAGTTTATCAAGTAGTTCAAATGATATAGGAGCACCACCCGAGCCGGCATCAACCACCATATCTGGGTCTACAAACTTGTCTAATCCGTCGAACTCGTTAGGATTTGCTGCGCTGTCTCCTCTGATGAACAGTCTCTTGAATGCCCTTGTGATTGCTTCTGATGCAGCAAGAGTTTTCTCAAGCACGCGGTCTACAAGCTGTTCTACTGCGGTAGCTTCAAAGTTGTAAACCACCACATCTGCGGCGATCATGGAGATTTTGTTTTGCATGACTGTGCCGACCACGTCCACTTCGGGAATGGTTCCGTATGGGTCTATAACGGATGCTGTAGGCACATCTCCTGTCCTATACCAGCTGTAGATATTTGTTGGGCTCTTAGTAAAGGGTAGTAGGGCAAACAGTTCATCCTTATCCGCCATATACTCAATGACTGCCCTCTCTGTTGTCTCTGCAGACAGCCTACCAGCTAAAACCTTCAACACGCTCATTCTTTAACCTCCTAAAAATTTTTTCAAAGCTTGCTTAAGCTTCTCTTCTGGGCTTTGCGGTTCTGTTTGTTCTGTAGTGTGCGGTGCACCAGAACCGCTGATGGCTTTGACGAGGAAGGGATTTTCATTCAAGAACTTCTCAATAGCAGTATCCACATCTTCGCCATCTATGAGGATTTTGCCGTCCTTGATCTCTATTTTCTTTTCTACTCTCAGTAGCTTTAATGCCTTATCTGCGTCTATCACCTTCCCAGCAAGCTTGCTTTTGACTTGATACTCAATAAGCAGTTCTTCTTTCTCTTTTTGCAGTTGTTTGATTTGTTCTTTGTATTGCTTTTCTATTTCCTTAACCTTCTTCCGTTCTTGCTCGAGGGCCTCGTAAAGCTTGCCCTTTTCCTCTAATATCTTTACTTGCAGGTCGTCCCAACTCTCGAAACCGAGATACCTCGCTTGCTCGTCTAAATGCTTCCTAACAATTTCTTCTACATTAACAGTCTCTATTTTCTGTTCAGCCTTTTGCTGTGTTTGAGTTTGCTCGTGTTGTTGTTCTTGCCTTTCCTCCATCATTCATCACCTCCGCAATATTTCTTGTATAGCTCTTGTGCTTTTGCTTTGATACCGTCTTCTCCGTGCATGCCAGCAAGGCGGATTGCAGATCTCAGCATGTAGCAGTTAATAGAACCGTCTTTGTTCCGATACGGATAGCGTCTGTTTTTCTGATCAAGGAAGTGGTCTTCAGGGAGTTTCTCTCTTTCACTTTCCCTATCAAGCCACTTCAGTTTGTCTGTTGGAATATTACGAACCTCAGGCATGGGATAAAAAGATAGAGTAGGGTTGGAAAAGTCTTTTCGCATTTTGCGAAAGTGGAGGGCTTTAAAGTTTTTACTTTTAGATTATGTGATGCTATTACACGATCTTGACGATGTGAAGAGGATCGAGAAAGAGCTTGAGAAATACAACAGGCCTTTTTTGAAGGTAAGCGAGGTAGCACGGTTGCTTGGCGTATCGCAGAGACTAGTGCATTACTACTGTCAGCGAGGAGAAATCTTTGCGATAAAGCTCAGCCCACGTAGAACAGAAAAAGGGAAAAAAGGAAGGGGAGGGCGTTGGTTGATTTTCAAGGAAAGCTTGATAGAGTTTTTGCTAAGGCGAAACAACTACGAGGTGTTTTGAATGCGGAGGTCTATGCTTTCTTGGATTCTATGCCACTCACAGTAGCCTCTTAACCTGCTAATGATAGCTTCCGGGAGTGATTCCAGCAGGTTCTGGAAGCCGTTTGTGGTTATGAAGATGTGTTTCTCCTGCAATTCTGCAAAATAGAGGATTTCTATAATGAGTTCAAGTCTGGGCTGTGGGAGAGTGGCGATTAAGTCGTCGATCATAAAACAGTCGTAGTTTTTATATGTAGCGTAGACTGACTTCAAATCTGGGAATGCTACGCATGAGATATAGAAAGGGTTTGCTATTTCCCTATGCTGGAGCAGTTTTGCTATTTTCCAAACTGAGGCTATGGATTTGCCTATCCCCGGAGGACCATCTAAGATGATTCCCTTTTTCCGCATTTCTTTTACTTTCTTGATACATTTCGTCTCTTTTACTTCGTTCAGAGCCACCCTTAGATATTTGGCTGGGAAGCCATTTTCTTTCATTACTTGTTCTATTTTCTCTTTACTTAAAGCTTTTGGCAGGATACTAACTGCTTTTCCGTCTTCAATCATGAAAAAGCTGTCAAACTCATATATTTTGCTGTTTGGGAAAGCTGCTTTTACTTCTTCTATGCTTTTATAAACCCTCTTCATTTCTTCACCTCCTCCCACGATAAGTCTATAAGTTTCCAGAAATAACCATCTTTTGGTGTTTTAAGTTGTATGGTAGCGTAAACGATGTATTCTCCTTCTGCGTCTTTGACTAGCACGGCGAGTTTGTATATTCTGTCTTCTTTGTTTAACATCTTTATCTCCAGTATCTCCCTAACCCCCTCTATCAGCTCCTCTTTCGCAATTCTAAAGAGCAGTCTTTTAAAGTTTTGTTTTTGTTTATTTTGATAGCCACGAGATTTCTTCATCGTCATCCCTCCAAAGTTTGTTTTCTCCCTCATCCACCCATCCCTCTAAGTAGTAATCCTTGCCCCGTCTGTTCTCCTCCGAGCTCCACTCGGTCCCTGTGTTTTTGATGTTTGGGAGTTGCTGCCTGAATTGCAGTATTCCGTTCCAGTCCTTTCTTGAGTTTTTAAAAGCTTCGTAGTCTCGCTTTAGGGCTTCTATATCCTCTCCATTTCTTTCGTATATCAGCAGAAGCTCTTTTAGGTGTTTTCCGATGATGTATTTGTAATCTGTGAAGCGAAAACTTTCAGGTGGTCGGTTGTTCCACAATCGTAGATACCATCCCATAAGATGCTGGAGTTTTTTCCCGTTTTCTTTTTTTTCTTCCTCTTCCCTAATCTCCGCCTCAAGCCGGGCTTTTAACTCCAACAGCGTCCTTAACGCACCCCTTATATCTTTTTGCATTATTAGTTCCAAAACTCTGTTTATCTTTCTCAAAATCTGCCTTTCTGTCATGCTACAGCCCTCCTCTTTCTCTTCATTTTTTTGAACTTGCTTCTTATTGCCTCAGGTTTACGCCCAAGCCTGCGGGCTAATTCCTGCAAAATTTCAGGCTTGCATCCGTGTTTAGACAACGTTTCCCATATGATTTCCTCCTCCCATGGTTCATACCTGCGACGCTCTTTCATTCCTTTCTCTCTCCGCAGCCTTTCCAAAAACCTCCTCCTGTATTCCTTTTCGCACTCATCACTGCAGTATTGGTCTTTGTCTTGCCTCGGAATGAATTTCTTTCTACAGATTCCGCACTCTCTTTTTATCTTTTCTACAGACTCCCCCGGGAAACCAAAAACCGGGGGAGAGTCATTTAGAACTTGGAGGATGCCCGCCCTTACCTGTGATGCTATCAAACTTCTTATTCGTTCTTTTACATACTGCCTGAAAAATGACGGCGGGTTGAGTTCCTTTAGCACCATCCATGGTGTGAAAACCCTTAACTTCAGCATTACCTGCCAAATCCTTCCGTCCGTCATTTTCTCACCTCCCGAGGGCTTTGGCTATCTTTTCTAATACTTCTGTTGTTGGTTCTGCTTTTTGGTTTTTCAAAGCCTGCAAGACTATTGCCAAATCCAATGTGGTCCACCCCCGTTGCCTAGCAAAGTTAAGTATTGGAACGGGATCAGTTGAGATTTGATATTCTTTTAGCAGGTGTAAGGTCGTTTCCTCGGTTAGAGGTTGGAGTTCCTTCCTTATAACGAATCTTTTAAATAGTGAGTGATCATACGCCGCAAGCAATCTGGGGGTTGTTTGATCCCCCAGAAAGACATAAGAGAAAGAAAGATCTTGATCCTCCGCCAGATCTTTTAGTTCGTTGAGAATGTTTGTTTTCCTTAATAACCGTTGAGCTTCATCAATAATGAGAATGGGCTTAAGGTTGTAGTATAAAACGTGATGCCTGATGAGATCTAGGGTAGCTTCACTATTAGACCTTGCCCCACATCCCAAACTAAATCCAATTAACCGATACAACCGCCCCCTCGTTATCTCTCCGCCGTCGGGGGCTTTGATATAAAATACATCTGCCTCCTGTTTTGAAATATTTTGTGCTGCAACTGTCTTACCTGTCCCCCACTTGCCCCACACGAGAGCGTGGAGGGGCAGGCTTTGCTCCATACGGAGCTTTCTTAGGGCTTGCACAACTGCTAATATTGTTTGTTCAGCGTGCGTCATGGCTGTTACCTCCTAACCAAATGTCTATAGAATCCCACCCCTCTTCCTCGGGTTGAGGTTGAGGAGTGGTGGCTTGTAAGCTTGGTTCGGCACTTAAAAGTTCTAAGAAGATTGTTGTTGTTGTTGTGGGTTGTTGTTGTAGTAGCTGTAGTTCTTCTTGTTCTATATGAAGCAACTCTTCTTTAAGCTTCCTTTTCCTTTTCTCTATCCTCTTTTCCTTGTTCCTGAGTTCTCTAAGGTCTAC